GCTGCAGTCTCGTGGGCTCGGAGATGTGTATAAGAGACAGATTAATAGGAGTTTTCGATTATGCCAGGACCACCGAAAACCCCGACACATCTGGCTTTAGTGAAGGGTAACCCATCCAAACGCCCGATCAACAAGAACGAGCCGAAACCCCCGTCAGGGGTCCCCCCAATTCCCAAGCATTTTGATAAGCAGGGCAAATACTGGTTCAAGCGAATTGGTGAAGAGCTCGATGCTGTTGGCGTGTTGACCACGCTGGATGCTAAAGCGCTGGAGTTGTTGATCGAGGCTTACGTCGAGTATCGGCACCATTGCGAAACGCTTGATCGGGAAGGTTATACCTATGCCGTCTACAGCGAAGATGATTCTGATGAGGGTGGGGAGCGGGAAATACGAATGATAAAGCCGCACCCTGCAGCAGTCATGAAGGCTGATGCATGGAAACGAATTAGAGCAATGCTGAGTGAATTCGGCATGACACCTGCCAGCCGATCCAAGGTTGGTGCAAAAGGCCCGGCAGAAGCCGACCCACTGGAAGAATTTCTCAAAAAGCGCAAATGATGAATGGCAACCGTTGCAGATGGATTCCGCTACGCCGAGCGCGTGGTATCTGGCGATATCGTTGCTGGCGAACTGGTGCGCCTGGCGTGCCGGCGGTTCTTTCATGATTTAGAGCACGGCCCAGGGCGCGGTGTTTATTTTGATGAAGACCGCGCCCAGCACGTTCTCGATTTTTATAACTTTGTTCCTCATGTGAAGGGGCATTTGACCGGCAAGCCGATCGAGTTAATGGATTGGCACATTTTTATCCTGATAAATCTTTTCGGGTTTGTCTCCCCGCTGATCGACGAACTGACGTCTGAAGGTGTCCTGGACGACGACGGCGACCCAATGTTTGTGCGGCGATTTCGTACCGCCTATGACGAAGTGGCCCGTAAGAATGCCAAATCAACGCTTTCATCTGGAATCGGCCTTTATATGGCTGGTGCTGATGGTGAGGGCGGCGCTGAGGTATATTCCGCCGCCACAACCCGAGATCAGGCGCGCATCGTGTTCGATGATGCGAAGCGCATGATTAAGTTGGCGCCGAAAACGCTGGGGCGGTTGTTTGGCAGCAACAAGCTGAACATTCACCAGGAACGGACAGGCTCAAAATTTGAACCTGTCGCCAGTGATGCGAATAACCTCGATGGCCTGAATATTCACTGCGGGATCGTTGATGAGCTCCATGCGCATAAAACCCGTGACGTCTGGGAGGTTCTGGAAACAGCAACCGGTGCACGCCTGCAGTCCCTTATTTTCGCCATCACTACTGCGGGTTTTAATAAAGAAGGCATCTGTTACGAGCAGCGGGATTACGCGATTAAGATTCTGAAGAACTTCGATAACCCGGACCCACTATCGATTAAGGATGACAGCTATTTTGCCCTGATTTACACCCTGGATGATGGGGATGATCCTTTCGACGAGGCCAACTGGCCGAAAGCAAACCCCGGACTGGGGGTTTGTAAACGATTGGATGATATGCGCCGCCTGGCTAAAAAGGCGAAAGAGCAGGTGGCGGCGCGGGTCGGCTTTTTTACCAAACATCTCAATATCTGGGTGCAGGGTGAAAAAGCATGGATGGACATGGCTCGATGGGAAAAATGCCGTGACGCCTGGGAAGATGCCACTTCGGCCAGGTGGTCAATGTGGCTCGGCGTTGACCTTTCCAACAAAGTTGATATTTCAGCTGCGGTTAAAGTGTGGCTCGCCCCAAATGGTGATGTTTACGTCCGCTCACGATTCTGGATACCTGAAGGACGGCTGGAGGCCTGTTCCAGGCAGCAGGCAGAGCTATACCGAAAATGGAATCAAGCCGGTTTCCTTGAATTTACTGATGGTGATGCTGTTGACCATACCGTAATTAAAGAAGAAACGATCGAGTGGGCTCGTGGTGACTCGTTAAATGAGTTTGCGTACGACCCGTGGAGCGCGACCCAATTTGCATTATCTATAGCTGCAGAAGGGGTGCCGATTGTCGAAGTCCCTCAGACGGTGAAAAATCTGTCAGAAGCGATGAAGGAAGTCGAGGCGAAGATTTACGCCGGGCGTTTCCATCATGATGGTAACCCGGTAATGACCTGGATGATGTCAAACGTCACCGTCAAACCTGACAAAAACGAGAATATTTTCCCCAACAAATCCACACCTGAAAACAAAATAGACGGTCCTGTCGGAATGTTTATTGCGATGAGTCGCCTGCTGGTTAACGGTGGTGGTGAAGTTGACTTCCTGTCCACTATCGATCCTGAAGAAGACCTTTTACTTCTATGAAAACACTAATCACTGATGCTATCGGGCTGGCCGGGTTCGGTTCGCTTGCTGTTGGCGTATATCTACAGTTCGGGCTGGCACCGTCTCTGATGATGTCCGGTAGCCTGCTACTGCTTTATGCGCTGGTGGCGGCAATGAGGGGGAAAAATGCTGCTTGATGCCCTGTTCCGTAGTGAATCACTGGAAAACCCCGCCACGCCGATCACGGGAGAGTCGGCCGAAACGGACAACATATTTGCCCGTGATGTGTTTGTCAGCCCGGAAACAGCGATGAAGCTGGCCGCTGTGTATGCCTGTATTTACGTTATCTCTTCGAATATCGCTCAGATGCCACTGCATGTTATGCGGAAAACCAATAACAAGGTTGAAGCTGCACGCGATCACGGTGTGTTTTACCTGCTTCACGATGAACCGAACATGTGGCAGACCAGCTATAAATGGCGCGAGTTAAAGCAGCGTCACATTCTGGGCTGGGGTAATGGTTACACCTGGGTGAAGCGTTCCCGCCGCGGGGAGGTTTCCGGGCTGGAATGCTGCATGCCGTGGGAAACGACATTGCTTAACACGGGCGGACGCTACACCTATGGCGTTTACAACGAAGAGGGGGCCTTTGCCGTCAACCCCGACGATATGGTGCATATCCGGGCGCTGGGTAACAACCAGAAAATGGGGCTCAGCCCGATTATGCAGCACGCCGAGACGATCGGTATGGGGATGAGCGGGCAGAAATATACCAGCTCATTCTTCAACGGCAACGCGCGGCCGGCAGGCATTATTTCGGTGAAAAGCGCGCTGAACGAAGAAAGTTGGGGGCGGTTGAAAAGCATGTGGCAAAAAGCTACAGCTGCTTTGCGCAGCCAGGAGAATAAAACGATGCTTCTCCCGGCCGAGCTGGATTACAAAGCGCTCACCGTTTCCCCGGTCGATGCCCAGATCATTGATATGTCGAAGCTGAACCGGTCGATGATTGCCGGGATATTTAATGTGCCGGCACACATGATTAACGACCTCGAAAAAGCCACGTTCTCAAACATTACGCAGCAGGCCATTCAGTTTGTCCGCTACACGATCATGCCGTGGGTGACGAACTGGGAGCAGGAACTTAACCGCCGCCTGTTTACCCGTGCTGAGCTGGCCGCCGGGTATTACGTCAGGTTCAACCTTACCGGCCTGCTTCGCGGTACACCGCAGGAGCGTGCGCAGTTCTACCACTTTGCGATCACTGACGGCTGGATGAGCCGCAATGAGGCGCGAGCCTTCGAAGATATGAATCCGGTAGACGGCCTGGATGAAATGCTGGTGAGCGTTAATGCGGCTAACCCGGCAGACGATTTTAAGGCGCCAAAAACCGACGAGGAAAAAAACCAATGAATGACCGTGAAACGCGCTGCTATAGCGGGGAGGTTCGCGCGGAACAACGCACCGATGAACCTACCCGCATTCTGGGTTACGGCTCGGTGTTTAACAGCCGCTCCGAACCTCTCTGGGGATTCCGCGAAATCATCAAGCCCGGAGCATTTGACGACGTGCTGAACGATGATGTTCGGGGGCTGTTTAACCATGACCCTAATTTTATTCTCGGCCGCAGCGCTTCCGGAACATTGTCGTTGTCTGTCGATGAACGTGGGTTGCGCTATGACATTACTGCGCCGGATACGCAGACTATCCGCGATCTGGTGCTGGCACCGATGCTGCGCGGTGATATTAACCAGTCGTCCTTTGCCTTTCGGGTCTCCCATGATGGTGAGAACTGGTACCAGGACGATGAAGGGATTGTCATTCGTGAAATATCGAAGTTTTCCCGGCTGTTTGATGTCAGCCCGGTGACCTATCCCGCATATCAGGAGGCCGATTCCGGCGTCCGATCGATGAAAGCCTGGCAGGAGGCGCGCGACAGCGGTGCGCTGCATAACGCCATTAATCAACGAATGGCGCGTGAGCGCCTGCTGACCCTTCTTAACGCGTAAGGAAAAACCATGAAACTGCATGAAATGAAGCAAAAACGTAACACCATCGCCAAAGATATGCGCGCACTGCATGACAAAATCGGCGATACGGCCTGGACTGAAGAACAGCGCACCCAGTGGCAGGCGGCAAAATCCGAGCTTGATGGTCTGGATGAGCGTATTGCTCGTGAAGAAGAGCTGCGTCGCCAGGATCAGAATTATATCGAAGGGAATGAAGAGGAACAGCGACAGCAGCAGAACCGTGACGCCTCCAACCCGGCGGCGCAGGCTGATGCCCGGCGCGCGGCTGCGTTTAACACCTTCCTGCGTCGCGGTCTGGGCGATATGTCCGCAGAAGAGCGCCAGGCGTTGAAAGAAATGCGTGCACAGGGTACGGCGCCGGATGAAAAAGGCGGCTATACCGTCCCGACGCAGTTCCGTAACCTGATTGTCGATGCAATGAAGGATTACGGCGGTATCGCCAGCGTCGCGCAAATCCTGAATACCTCAAACGGGCAGGATATTGACTGGGCGACGTCTGACGGCACCGCCGAAGAAGGCGAACTGCTTGGCGAAAACGTGGCCGCATCGGAAGGGGATGTTACTTTCGGTGGCGCGACGCTGGGCGCTAAAAAACTGTCCTCGAAAATCATCCGTGTCTCTAACGAACTGCTGCAGGATAGCGGCGTGGATATCGAAGCATTCCTGGCTGGCCGTATCGCAACCCGTATCGGTCGCGGTGAGGCAAAATATATTGTGCTGGGTACCGGCGCCGGAAACCCGACTCAGCCGAAAGGGCTGGCGGCTTCTGTCACAGGCACGGTGAATACCGCTGCGGCGGCCACGTTTACCTGGCAAGAACTGAACAAGCTGAAACATGCTGTTGATCCAGCCTATCGCAACGGCCCTAAAGTTCGCTTTGCCTTTAACGACGCCACCCTGCAGTTGGTTGAAGAGATGGAAGACGGACAAGGCCGCCCGCTCTGGCTCCCGAGCATTATCGGTGGCGCGCCATCTACTGTTTTGCAGGTGCCGTATGTCGTTGACCAGGCCATCCCGGATATTGCAGCAGGGGCGAAATTTGCCTTCTACGGTGACTTCAACCGCTTCATCATCCGCCGCGTCACGTATATGACGCTGAAGCGTCTGGTCGAGCGCTACGCCGAGTTTGACCAGACTGGCTTCCTGGCCTTCCATCGCTTCGACTGTGTGCTGGAAGACACCGGGGCAATCAAAGCGCTGGTGGGTAAACCTGCTTAAGGCGACTAAGGCAATAATCAGCTTCAACCTCCACCGCTCCGGCGGTTTTTTTGTGCCCGCAGTTCGCTGCGGGCCAGGGAAAAACGATGAGCACAACGATTGAAAAGCTAAGGGCCCAGTGCCGGATCGATGCAGACGATGAAACGGAAGATGAATTGCTGTTGCTTTATTTCGCATCAGCGCGCCGTCGCGCGGAGAACTTCACTAACCGGAAACTGTATGACGAAAACATTCCTGATACCGATCCAGACGGACTAAAGATTGCCGACGATATTCTCCTGGCGCTGATGCTGCTGGTGGGCCACTGGAATGAGAGTCGCGAAGAAGCTTCCGATCTTAATAAGATGAGCATTCCCTTCGGCTTTACCTCGCTGCTTGAGCCCTATCGATTTATTCCTCTGTAGGAGGTGATATGCAGGCAGGAAGATTACGGCACCGCGTCACCATCCAAAATTTCACAACCTCCAGAACGCCTTCCGGACAGCCAGTCGAAACATGGGAGGACGGGAAAACCATCTGGGCTGAGGTTAAGGGGATAAGCGGTCGGGAGCTGTTAGCCGCTGGTGTTGAGCATGCCGATGCGACAATCAGAGTCTGGGTGCGTTTTCGCAGGGACATTTCATCTTCATCCCGACTGAAAGTACTTAACGGCCCTTTCAAAGACGCGGTTCTTAACGTTACGGGGCCTCCGGTGCCGGATATCAAAGGTACCCGGCTGGAAATTCTCTGCAAACATGGGACCGAAAAATGATTGATGTGAATCTGGATTTTTCCGGTTTGCAGGATATCGCCCGAGACCTGCAGACCCTCAGCAAAGCTGAAAACAATAAAGTCCTCCGGGATTCGACCCGCGCCGGGGCCGAAGTTCTCCGGCAGGAAGTTATTGACAGGGCTCATGAGCAAAGCGGAAAACTGAAGAAAAACGTTGTTGTCGTCACCCAGAAAAGCCGTCGCCGTGGGGAAATCGCGTCAGGGGTGCATATTCGTGGCGTTAATCCGCGAACGGGGAACAGCGACAACACCATGAAGGCCAGCAACAAGCGGAATGCTTTCTACTGGCGCTTCGTGGAGCTGGGAACATCTACGGCCCCGGCACATCCCTTTGTGCGTCCTGCGTTTGATACCCGGCAGGAAGAAGCCGCACAGGCAGCAATGAATCGAATGAACAAGGCGATTGATGAGGTGCTGGCGAAATGACAGAGGATGATATCTACGCTTTGCTTGCTCCGCTGGCAGACGGGCGGGTTTATCCGTATGTGGTGCCGCTTGGCAGCGACGATTTACCCGCGGTGGCCGCTCCTTACATCATTTTCTCGATACCGACAGATGTTGCCGGGGATGTGTTCTGTGGGCAGGCCGAATCGACGCTGCACATTCAGGTAGACGTGTGGGCAGAAACTAACGATGAGGCCAGGGCGTTGCGGCTTGAGGCCCTTTCCCGGCTTGATGTGCTTTCACCTACCGAAGTAACCAAAATCCCCGGCTACGACACAACTACCCACCTGCACCGGGCAACTCTTGAAATAACGGTCGTTGCCTGATTTTACCGAGTTAATCATCTGACCCGCCACTGGCGGGTTTTTCTTTTGTGGAGACGGCTATGTCATCTTTGTACGAAAAATCGCAGAAGACTGTGATTCAAATTTCTGAAGGTCCGGTTACACCGGAAACACTGGAAGCGGCAATTTTTCAGGATTTAAGTTGCACATTAAAGCAGGTTAGTTTCACCGCCGGCCAGAAACAGGACATTGATGCCACGGTACTTTGTTCTGATGAAGTTGAAAATATTAACGGATTGCCTCAGCCATCCGAGATTTCAATGTCTGGCAACTTTTATCGTAACGCCGCCCAGGACACTCTTCGGGAAGCCTATGACAATGATGGTATCTATGGCTTCAGAGTTGTGTTCCCATCCGGCAACGGTTATATGTTCCGTGCCGAAGTCCGCCAGCATACCTGGGACACCCAGACCAACGGTATTGTAGCCGCAACCTTCTCGCTGCGCCTGAAAGGCAAGCCAATCAATATTGATGCAATTCAACCCGGTAGCTAATGGAGCGCCGGGAAACCGGCGATAAACTTAATGTCAAAACAGAATCTTAAAGCGCTGGCGCTGGCCCCGATGGCGGGTTTTCGTAAAAAAGAAGTCACCGTTCCGGAATGGGAAAACGCCAAAGTTATCATTCGTGAACCATCGGCTGAGGCCTGGATTCGCTGGCAGGGGATTGCCAGCCCGGAACAACCAAAATTACCGGAAGGGCAGGAAGCGCCAGAGGTGCCAGAACTGACCCCTTCAGAACGTGCTTTCCGCACGATGCGGGCAGATGTCACACTCTTCATTGATATTCTGCTGGATACCGACCTGCAGTACGTTTTCACCGTCGATGATACCGAACAGGTTGAAGCAATTTATGGCCCTGTCCATTCCCGGTTGTTGAAACAGGCGCTTGATCTCATTCGTGATGCGGATGATGCCAAAGCAAAGTAAAAATGCCTGGCATGCAGTTCCTGATGGCGCTGGCGCTCCGGATGGGCCGCACGCTGGGCGAACTGCGACAAACCATGACGGTCGGCGAATTCAGGATGTGGGCTGAATACGACCGTATCAGCCCGATCGGTGATATCCGTGGCGATATTCTCAATGCTCAGTTGGTTTCAGCGATGTACGGTGCACAGGGCGGTAAAGTCACCATTGAAGACGCACAGATTCAGTGGAGTGCAGAAGAGGAAGTGGCAAGCGATAGCAGCGATCCCTTTGCAGGCTTGGAGGCCGCTTTGCTCGCAGCATCAGCTTGAACAAACAATGATAGCTGAAGTTTTACTTATCCAATGGTAGGATTTTAGTTCTTTTCTACCTATTGGGATAAAAAATGAAAAAAATATTGGGCGTTTTATCTTTAGTAGTTTTTGCTATAGCATTTATTATTGCGTTAAGGCAACCAATATCAATTGTGTTTCTTTTTGCTGTTTTGGTTATTCCTTTAAAATATATAGATAAGATTGGCGGGGAAATTGCTTCTCTTTTGATAATTCTCGGTTCTGTTTTTGTCTTGTTTTTTGTTAACTCAATGGTCCCTTTGTGGGGGGAGAGGTATGAGAACCATGAGGAGCTAATGAGAATTAGCGAGAACGATAGGCAGAAAAGATACAACAACATGAATGTTATATCAGCAAGCAACCCTAGTGTTAAGGCTGAATTAAAAGACCCCGAATCTGCAACCTTCAAAAACCAGATCATTGGTCGTGACGGATATATATGCGGACAAGTAAATGCTAAAAACAGCTTTGGTGCATATGCTGGGTTTAAAAGGTATGTAAGTAAAAGTGGAATAACCATTATTGATGATGGTGGAACTGAATTTTCTAAACTATGGGGCGAGATTTGTAGTTGATACATTCTTGCTAATTAAAGAAAACCGCTTAGGCGGTTTTTTTTATACCTGTGAGGATACAAATGGCAACCCTACGTGAGCTTATCATAAAGGTTTCAGCAAACTCTCAATCATTCCAGACTGAGATCGCCCGAGCTTCACGCATGGGGCAAGACTATTATAAAACCATGCAGAATGGTGGGCGCCAGGCTGCTGCCGCTGCGAAAGAAAGCCAAAAAGCTCTTTCCGATTTAACGGATGGATTTGCTTCAGCGGGTCGGGCTGCCACAGCTGCAGCTGCGGCATTTGCAACAGGAAAACTGGTTCAGATTGCAGACCAATGGAACTCAGTAAATGCACGGCTTAAACAAGCCTCAGTGTCTACGAATGATTTTACTTTATCTCAGACCCGATTAATGGCGATCAGTCAGAGTACGGGCACTGCTTTTACTGATAACGCTAATTTATTTTCACGCGCCGCAGCATCAATGCGTGAATTTGGCTACAGCTCAGATGAAGTACTTAAAATCACCGAAGCGGTATCAACAGGATTAAAGCTATCTGGTGCAAGTACAGAAGAAGCCGGTTCTGTTATTACCCAGTTTAGCCAGGCGCTTGCTCAGGGTGTTTTGCGTGGCGAAGAGTTTAACGCGGTTAACGAAGCTGGGGATCGTGTCATCCGCGCCCTGGCTGCTGGTATGGGGGTTGCCCGAAAAGATCTTAAAGCGATGGCTGACCAGGGGCAACTCACAATTGATAAAGTCGTACCAGCATTAATCAGCCAGTTAGGTGTGTTACAGGGGGAGTTTGCCTCGTTACCGCCGACAGTGTCCGGCTCAATGCAAAAAGTCACTAACTCGTTTATGGCATGGGTCGGTGGGGTAAACCAGGCGACTGGTGCAACAGACGCACTTTCTGGCGGTCTTGATGGGCTGGCAGGTACGCTGGATTCTCTTACATCTTCTGCTGTCAGCGGGGCCCTCAGTGACGTAGCAGATAATATGTCACTGATTACCACTGCTGCTGGTGGTCTGATTGGGATCGGATTAGCACGGTATCTTGGCGGGATTGTTACCAGCGCAAGTAGCGCTACTGGCGCACTTATTTCAGCTGCAAAATCTGAGGTAGCTCTTGCAGTTGCTCAGGAAAAAGCCGCGCAATCTTCTGTTGCCGCTTCCCGCGCCGCCGTTTACCGCGCCCAGCAAGCCCTTCAGAGTGCTAAAAGTGCAGATGTTCAGGCTGCACAACAGGAGAGGGTTGCGGCCGCAGAAGCTAAGGTTACTGCTGCGCAAGGTCGATTGACCACAGCTCTCTCCACCGGAACAGCTACAGAAAAAGTACGAGCACGAACAGCTCTGGAGCGGGCTCAGGCGGGGCTTGTAGCTGCAAAAAATGCCGATGCACAGGCAATTGCTGAAAGAAAACTTGCCGCAGCGCAGGCGGCGCTTAGCCGTAATATTTCAGGCAGGATTTCTGCTCAAAATAACCTTAACAGCGTTACCTCTGTTGGCACCCGGTTGATGAGTGGGGCTCTTGGGCTGGTCGGTGGTATACCCGGGTTAGTTATGCTGGGTGCTGGCGCATGGTACGCTATGTATCAAAGCCAGGAACAAGCAAGGAAGTCAGCTCAGGAATATGCCAGCCAAATAGATCAAATCAGAGAAAAAACCTCTTCAATGACTCTACCTGAGGTAGATAGTAATCGTAAATTAACGGTTGAGGCGATGCAGGAGCAAAAGCGCTTAATCGAAGAACAAGAGCGGAGCGTAAAAAGCCTTAACAGACAAATAAATGATTTAAATGAAAGTAGAAGCAAGCCAGGTATAACTCAAGAAAATGATTTGAATATTACAAAGGCTATCGCAATTCTTACCGAACAGGTTGTCGTAGAAGAAGACAAACTACGGCAGATGCGAGAAAAGGCAAATGATATACTAAAGGCACAGGAGGAACAAGAAAGAAGAAGAAACGATCTTATAAAAGAAAGAGCATGGCGGCAAAATTCTGAATACCAGAACCTTGTAATGATGACTGGTAAGTATTCCGAAGTTAACCGTTTTCTTGGATTGGGTAATCAGCTTTTAATGGAAAGGCAAGGGCTGGTTAACGTGCCAATGCGAATGCCTCAGGCTGATTTAACATCACAGCAAGCCAATGCTCTGGAAAAAAGCCGTCAGGACCTTGAACTATCAAAGCTTAAAGGAGAAGCAAGGGAGAGAGCACGGTTAGGTTATGCCGCTGACGAATTGGGGCTTAAGGATGAACCTCAGTTTAATACTAACCGCGATCTTTATATTAATCAGGGGTTGGAGAAATGGCGAAATGATGAATCAAATAAACCCACCCGGAAAGGGCCAAAAAGCGAAGAGGTTAAAGCGGCTGAAAAGACAGAAGACGTTTACAAGCGCCTTATTAAACAGCAGCAGGAACAAATTGCCCTGGGAAGCCAGAATACCGAACTGGCTAAAATGAAATATCAGGTGACGCAGGGGGAGTTAGCCTCTCTGGAGCAAGCCAAAAAAGAAATAATCCTGCAAAATGCTGCACTAATCGATCAGAAAAACATTGCTGAACAGTTGCAAACGTTCCGTGAGGGGCTGGCTGACAGTAATGCCGCTGCGCGTGACCGGGGGAATATAGATTTTCTTGGCGCCGGGATGGGGGATAAGGCTCGCGACCGCATGAAGGAAATGGCGGATATTCGTACTGACTTCCGTAAGCAACAGGATGAGCTTCAGCGGGACTTTAACAAGAAGCAAATTTCTGAGGACCTGTACAAACAGCAAACGGAAGCGCTGCAGGCGGCGCTTGCTGAACGGCTCCAGATTCAGGAGGACTACTACAAGAAAACCGATGAACAGCAGTCAGACTGGCGGGCTGGGATCAGCGATTCACTGATGAACTACGCCGATCAGGCTGCTGACCTCAGTTCAATGGCAGCATCAGCGACCAGCGAGATTCTCAATAACACCACGAACTCCATTTCCAACAACCTGACCAGTGTCCTGACTGGTGCGACTTCGTTCAAAGAGGGGATGTCGAATATCTTCAGCTCTCTGGGTGAAACAGTGATTAAGACGCTGATCCAGATGGCAACACAGGCGTTAATCACCAAAGCGATTATGGCGTCGTTCGGCGGTGGTGCTGGTGGGATGTTCGGTAGTCTTTTTGGTGGAGCAAGTGGAGCTGCAAGTAGTGGAACTGCGCTGCAAAGCTTTGGATCGTCTTTTGCCTTTAATGCCCTCGGTGGTATCTACGATTCGCCTTCACTTTCCGCATACAGCGGCGGCGTTTACAGCACTCCGCAGTATTTTGCCTTTGCGAAAGGTGCGGGCGTGTTTGGTGAAGCTGGTCCGGAAGCAATTATGCCGCTGACCCGTGGCGCTGATGGTTCGCTGGGGGTTCGTGCGGTTGGACGTGAGTCACCGGCAGTCCAGGATGCTGCAAGGCAGATTGAGGCGCAACCACGAATCGCGGTCAGCGTTGATGCCCGTAGCACGTTTAGCGGGCAACCTGACGACGCAACAATGCTGGCAGTAGATCGAAGGAATGCTGCACTGGAACGACGCATCATCAACACACTCACTGCTGAAGTAAACAACCCCCAGAAGAAATTCGGACGCGCCATCTACTCCAATCTACAGCCCAAAAAACCAAGATAGACAGCCCGGAGGGAAAGTTAATGGCGGATATTATCTATCCGGATGAGTACCTGCCCATGCCACTTATGGACGGGTACGGTTTTAAGCCCATATCACCTTTACTGCGAACGGAAATGACGTCCGGTCGCGCAAGGCAGCGGCGGCGATACACCTCAACACCCACTCAGGCATCAGTGAAATGGATTTTTCAGACTGATGCGCTGGCGCAGGTGTTTGAGGCCTTTTTCCGGGACGCACTGAAAGACGGACAGTCCTGGTTCTATCTGAGGCTCCAGACCCCGATCGGGGTAAAACCCTACAAAGCCAGGTTCATTGATATTTACGAAGGTCCGACACTTGTCGCACCGAAATACTGGCAGTACAGCGCAACGCTGGAGTTATGGGAACGTCCGTTACCGCCTGCCGGGTGGGGCAATTATCCGGAATGGCTCGCTGGCCAGTCATTGCTCGATATTGCACTGAATAAGGAGTGGCCAGAGCATGACGATTCTTGAGCAACTTTATGCCAGTAGCGGCTCTGAAGTCATTCATGACACGTTGCAGATCACGGCAGGTGATCAGAACTACTGGCTTACCCGTGGGTGGGACAATATCACTGTCACATTAGAAGACGGGCAGCAGGCAACTTTTGAGGGATGCGCTATCGATATTGCGTTACCTGCAAGGAATGCCGATGGCACACAAGACCTGAAATTTGCCATCAGTAATATTGACGGTGTGGTATCTGATGCGATTGACAGAATTCTGGACGAAATGAAATCGGCAACACTGACTTTTCGGCGGTATATCTCCTCTGATTTATCTGCACCTGCGGCATCGCCTTACACCCTTGATGTGAAATCCGGATCGTGGACGGCAACTGCGGTGCAGGTAACTGCCGGATATATGAACATCCTTAAAACTGCCTGGCCGCGTAATCGTTATAACCTGGCTGAACATCCCGGTCTTCGTTACATGTCTTCCTGAGGTATTCACATGTTCAATTCTGATAAATACCTTTCGGTCAGATGGCTGAAGGGCGGGCGCGTTTATCCTGAACTCGACTGTTTCGGCATTATCAATGAAATCCGCGGCGATCTCCTTCTCCCGTTATGGCCGGATTTTTCCGGCGTGACGAAAGATGAGGGAGGGCTCGATCGTGAGGCCAGGAAGTTTATGAAATCCCTCACACGCTGTGAGCCTTGTGTCGGCGCCGGGGTCGCTTGTTATTCCGGATCAACCGTGACGCATGTTGGTATCGTAGTTTTGCTGGATAGCCAGTTGCAGGTTGCCGAATGTAATCCGGGAACCAATGTCACCTTTCTACCTCTTCCGCGATTTGTCCGTCGGTTTAACCGTGTGGAGTTCTGGCTATGACGATAAGGATTTACCCTTCCCGGCTCCCCGGAGAACCGCTTGAAACTCATGAGCACGGCAATATTACGCTACATCAGTGGATGGTCAGAAATGTTCCAGGGTACAGCCAGGACAGATCGCACCCAGTTGCCGTTGAATTAAATGGCCGCACACTTCCTCCCGATGAGTGGCCGCTTTGTCAGTTGAGCCCGGACGGTGATGTCAGAATTTATCCTGTTCCCTATGGAACCGGGCTGGAAATTGCCGTCTGGGTTTCTGTTGCGATATCAGCTGCCAGTGCTGTCTACTCGTTGTTCTTCGGGCCGAAAGTCGACCTCGGTGGTTATTCATCGGGTAGCGGTCGTTCGCTGGAGCTAAACCCTGCAAAAGCTAACACGGCCAAACTTGGAGACCCGATACGTGAGGTGTTTGGTCGATGCCGCATCTATCCTGATTATCTGGTTCAACCGGTTACCCGTTTTGACCCGAATGATCCAACGCGAATGACGGTCGAAATGTTTCTTTGCGTCGGGCAGGGGAGATTTTCGTTTACGGGAGGAGATAAACGGATTGGCGAAACCCCGGCAGCCTCGCTGGGTGATGGTTTCAGCGATAAGGTGTACCAGCCAGGAGAGGACGTATCATCTGATCCGCGAAGCGAAAACTGGTTCAACTCGACAGAAGTCGGCGGAACATCAAGCGGAACAGGGCTTGATATGGCGCAGACCTCACCAGATTCAGACGACATTATCGCGGACAGCATGACGGTAACCGGTGCGACAGTCACATTTACAGGGCTTGATACAGATGACGATGATGATGGGGATGAGGACGATAACGCGCTGCCTGAAAGCTGGGTGGCGGGAACCATTGTAGAGATTAAATCGCCGACCAACTTTCTGATTTCGACATCTTCCGGCTACAGTGTTTTTGCCAGCAAGCTCCTGACTGAAATCGCGCCGGCAGTAGGAATGCCAGTGACGTTGAGTTTTAACAGTGTTGATTACGACCTCTTTATTGCAGCATACACGCCGGGGCAGGATGCCGTACCGGGTGAAGGGGGGAGTGCAGCTAAAATTCAGGCCAGCGCAGCGCCGACGACTTACGATTACTCTCTGGGCAGCACAACCTTTACGGTGACCTGGCACGGAACAACCTATACCGTCTCTCTGGTCGCCGATTATGTCAACATGTCCGGCCTTCTGGCTGCAATTACTGAGGGGCTGACCGGGTCCGGCCTGGTGGCGCAGGATAATGGCGGAACGGTACTGATCGCTGAAGAGGCAAGCCCGTTTGCGGGCGGAGAAATCACTTCATCCTCGCTCCCGGTAGCGATCTTTGGCGATGCGCCTGTTTATACCGCGGGCAGTGAATCAACCGGCGGTAGCGCAGCTATCACCGCAAACGTCACATTAGCGTATAACAGCGCGACCGGTACACCTTTTTCGGGGATGCCGGAAGGTACCCAGCGTCTTTCTCTCTCTCATCGGGGTAATGAGTACCAGATAATTTCAACTGATGGCACAACGGCTACCGTTGCGCGTCTGGTTAATGGTGCGGTTGATGCCTCCTGGCCAGGTTTTTCAGCGCGGACGATGATTGACTATGAAGCCACGGGACTTAACGACACGCTGAGCTGGCTGGGACCGTTTCTTGCCTGTCCTGAAAATGAAGTTGTTGACGCCTTTGAGGTGAATTTCTCCTTTCCTAACGGCATCTGCGGTTTTGATAACAAGGGCAAGAAACGCATCCGGCATGTTGAGTGGGAGATTCAGTATCGGGTTTATGGCACCGGCTCCGGGTGGATCAGCAAGCAGGGCGAATACGCGCTCAAAAACATTAATGGGCTGGGGTACACAGAAAGATTTTCGCTCGACTCTCCCGGCCTGGTCGAAGTGCGGTGCCGTCGCCGGAACGAGCAGGGCAGCAATAACGCGCGCGACAATATGTACTGGCAGGCTTTAAGAGGGAGGCTTCTGGCAAGACCCGTATCCTACTCAGGTGTAACAACCTGGGCAATTACCGTTGAAACCGGGGGGAAGCTGGCGGCACAGTCTGACAGGCGCGTCAGCGTGGTCGCTACCCGCGAATATGACGGAGGGGGAAACAGAACCATTAGCGGCGCATTTCGTCATGTAGCAGGCAGTCTGGGTTTTAACGCAAACCAGATTGACACCTCTGCGATAAATGCTCTTGAAACTGCCTGGTGGACGCCAAGGGGAGAATATTTTGACTATGAGGCAAGTAGCGACAGTGCTTCAGCGAAAGATATTTTCGACAAAATCACCGAAGCAGGCATGAGTTACTTTTTGCTGTCATACGGGCTCTTATCTGCCGGGCGAGAAGGTATCAAAAGCTGGACCGGGATCATTACCCCCCAGGATACGGTAGAGGAAATGAAGACCTCATTCAGGGCCCCTTCTGATGATGATTATGACGGTGTTGACGTCACATATATTAATCCGGTTACCTGGGCAGAAGAAATCGTTCAGTGCCGGACGACTGATAATCCTGTACCTCGCAAAGTGGAGTCGTACTCACTGGGCATTGTAATGACAGCAGATCGTGCATACCGAATAGGCATGCGCAGGCTCATGAAATATCTGCATCAGCGCAGGACCTATGAATGCACAACTGAGCTTCTTGGCTGGTGTTACCAGTTTGGTGATCACATCATTCTTTCTGATGATATTCCGACGGGTAAAACAATCAGCTGTCTGATAGAAGGCGTGACATTCGATGATGAAGTTATCACGTTAACAGTCACTGAGTTTCTTGACTGGAGCTATGCTAATCCGCGCTGCTGGATTCAGTTTCAGGGGGGACGGCCGTCGACTCGTTTGCTAACGCCGACACGTGTCGATGACTTCACCCTTACTATACCGTACAACGACGACCTACACCCGGAAGACTGGACAATGGATGACCCGGATGTTGAATTACCTCGCCTGTTGTTTTGCGACAGTGAGAAGGGGGCCCGGCACGGTATCGTTCAGGAAATAGTCCCGTCTGATGACTGCACCTGCCAGGTCACCGCCCCGGAATACAAAGAAATTTTCTACAGCTACGACGACGCTACCTACCCCGGCGACGTCGCTTAACTCTTTAAAAAGCACCCATTCACCCGCCTCATTCGGCGGGTTTTTCATTTTTGGAGCACAATGTATGGCCGACAACGAAAAGCTTGGCTCGACATCACCACAGATATTGCTGAAGAACGCAACCAATCTGGATAAGTTAGTCAATGGCCGGGAATCAGAGTCATTGCCGGATCGTTTCGCTGTACTTCGCCGCACCTGGTACGGCATGGAGATGGCCTTCAATCGCTTCATCACGTATATCACGGGACGTGGCGAACAGGCGGTAGGTGCCATTGGCTGGCAGGAGCTGGGAAACTGGGCGACTGGCCTCACGGTCGATAATCGCCAGCAAATCGTTTACTACAATGGCTCCTGGTACAAATACCTTGGAGAGCTTGAGCACGTCATTACCGGAGATTCTCCAGAGAATGATGGTGGTGTGTGGTCGGCTGAAAACCCAACGGGGAAATGGTCGAATATTGGTGATGCGGCTCTTCGCTCAAACCTGGGTTCAGGCGACGGCTTTAAACTGATTGGACAATTTTCCAGTGTCGCATCGCTCGCAGCGACATCCGGTAGCCACGGAGACCGTGTGCTGGTCAGGAGCTACCATGAAGGCGGCAGTGAGGGTGGCGGGCAGTTTGTCTATGACGAGGCAAGGGCCGCCGAAAATGACGGAGTAACGGTCTTTAATGGCTGGGTGCGTCAGATAGTTAATAATACCCTGACGAATTACGACGCGGGAATTATCCCGTTTGATGGTTCTGATGCCACGCAGAAATTAATTGATTTATATACTTATGCGCCTGACGGCTGCACCGTTATTGTCATGGGACACCATGAGGTTTCCGGTCCCGTCACGGTAAAGCACAAAAATAACCTCGAAATTATCTATCAGTACGGAACATTATCGGGGCGCAAGTTCCGTGATAACTGGCAATGGGGGGTGGATTCTGATTTTGAGTATGGCTCCGGCAATCTGGGGTTGCTGTCGCTGTTTAATTGCCCGTTTACCACTATTGAGGGTTTGTCTGCGACCGGAGCGCACTTACAGCGCCCTGACTCCAAGGAGTGGGGCGACTGCATGATTCGTTATGAGTACTGCCCCCATATGACGATTCGAAACTGCCGGGGTGAATATTTTGGCGGGTGGGGTATTTTCGGTATGTATTCCGACCACTCCAAAGCCAGTAACGTCAATATCTCTCATGTATCACGGCAGAGCGGTATCAATATTTTCGCCTGCTCCAGTTATTGCAAAGTCCACAACTGCCGACTGGAGGACGTTGGGCTGTATGGCGTTGAGTTTGAAACATTCGACGCTAAAGTAAATTCTGTTACCTATGGCAATCAGGCGTACAGCAATGAAATACGAGGGGCAAAGTTCGGTGTCTGCATTGTCGGAAATCACAATGATGCAGCGGTATACAATAATAAAAGCTATATCTGCCAGACGGGTGTTTTTGCGATTAAATACACGGGTAAAAATCTGGTCATCAGTGATAACCCGGGCGTGGACTCAATGCGCGGTGTGCAGGTCAATGCATCAAAGAATGTCCTTACGCTCAGAAACACACTTACGGTTAACGAGGTTCCCGCGTTTATAATCGATGACCAGTACAATGCGGTGCTTGATATTACTGCGGACAGAATGGCGTTTTACAGCATCAACTCCGTTCGCGCCGGTTATCAGATTCAGATACGCGGCGTAACGTATACCGTAGCGTCGTCAGTACAGGACCCGACGAGAACCGATTACCAGGCGCAGGATGGCGGTCTGTACCTGAATACGCTGACTGCTGCCCTGGCGGTTGACGTGGAGCATTGCGATAACGTTTATGTGTCAACAACCAGCCTCGGAATGACACCTTACGGCTTTGGCCTGAATGTCGAGCGCTCATCGTCAGCGATTGTTGACGGCTCTTCAAATAACCGGTTCATCAGCAATCTGGTGGCAGGTAAAGTGGCGGCGGGCTGCTTTACTAACTCTGTTTATACGGATGTTTCAGCCATTAAGGAGTGGTGGATTGATAACCAGACGTCACCATCGACTGAAAACCCGTATACGTGCCGCTGGATGCGTTTTAATCAGGGGACAAATGCGGCCATTAATGTGCAGGGTGCGCGGCATGATAAGCTGTCGTCTATATTTTCCTCGGCAACTAACGGCTCCACCCTGAATATTTTCGGCAACCGTATTTTACAGTACGGGTCAAATTTGGCCGTTGCATCGGGCGGACAATTCCCGCCGCATTATTATATTTCTGAAAGCCCGTTTGCGATTGTCAGCATTAAAGTGGTGCTGACGAACTACTCCTCATCAGAGGATGTATACCTGCGGATAAACGGTACAGATAATATGGTGAAGGTTGCCGATGCAAATACCTCTGAAACCGCAGTGGTCAGCTACACATCGAGGAAATTATTTTTCACATTATCCACTGTTGGCCTGATGTATTTCAGGCTGGCTACCGCCAGCAATACCGCGAAGGTCAGTGGTTACTCAATTGAAATCGAAATTATGTGAGGTTACAGATGGCATTTACCCTGGTTAAATCAGTCACCGTGCTGAAGCAGTGCCCGTCTCTGTGTAATGCGGCCCTGGCTCCTGAACAGGAAGATATCACTATTACTGTCAGCGTCACCTCGCTGGAATCGTTATCGGGTACGTTCGGCACGGTCAACTATTCCATTACCCCGGAAGGCGGAACGGCTGGATACGGAATGTTTGACTTCACCTATTCAGGAACAGGCAACCCGATTGATGAAGCGGAAGCGGTATTAAAAGAATCACTTTCCTGAGGAAGGAATCCGCCATTACTGGCGGGAATACTCACACCACAACCGCGCCGGAAAACTCATCCAGCCCCATGATTTGTGTTTGCGCCTGGCTGAAAATATCTCCATTCAGCCAGGTTATCGGAAGCGAGCGCAAATCATTTAACCCATTTTATACCATTGAAGATCATACCTTCTGGTTCATCGCCGGGGTAGACCGAAGTCGTGTTTTCGAATTTTAAATATTCAGGCTCGACTGAGTATCTGTAGCCGATCCAAACAGCTCTTTCATCAACCCCAACATCTGGCGGAAGCGGTGGATTGCCATCTACATCGTAATATCCTTTGTCGATTGGTTCATCGGGGAAATTAAACATAGGATTGATTACAGTCTCTATTTCACCGAGATATAGCCCGTTTTCGTCGTATCGATAAAGCGTCGCCATTTAAATCGCCTTTTTGAATTCACATAAAATGAAGTTTGCCAGTGCCACACCCGATGAGTTACGAACCTCAAACATGTAGTAGCTGCCGTCTTTCGCAATCGGGCGGACGATCAGATCCTGATTCATTGCCTGTGCAACAATTTCCGGCCTGTAAAATGTGGATTCAAAGGGCGTGGTAAAATTAATCCTGTATCTGCCATCAGAAACAAGCTCTACTGAGCAGTTAACAACACCCTGCAATGAAATAGACCCGCTTACAGTTTGACCGAAAGAACATGCAGCATATGCATCCCTTAAAGCATTTAGATTTCTTGGCCTGTTTCTTGGTATGTATCCATTGCAAACTGTAGCAGGGTCAACACGACCAGTAGGGGTCTCATCATTGAAAAGGCCATAGTAAGATGTTGTACTGCCGCCGACATAAACGCCAGTTGCATTGTAATTTGAACATCCGTTTATGCGCCCGTTTCCTCCGTTGGCTGCTGCAAAAAGGCCGGCTCCGTTATTATAGCAGTTGCCATTGAGTGTAAAGTTGGCGCAGTTCAGAACCTGAACTCCCCACCCCTGAGAGCTTAAAGAGCGGGGCGATGCATCAAAGTAGCTGCAATTCGTTATGTTCCAGCCGTCAAAAGCTGTAGACTGGCCCCATGAACCTCCAGACAGTTGGTATCACTTAAATTAGTGATAGTCTTAATACTAGTTTTAGAC